AACAACCATGACTAACTTGACAGAATGTATTGCGCCTGCATTTTACCCAGTGCATAATGCAATCAAACGAGAAAATATTACGCATTACTGGCTGAAAGGCGGGCGCGGTTCTACCAAATCCAGCTTTGCGGCTGTTGAAATTATTCTTGGCATGATGCAGCATCCGGATGCAAACGCTGTCTGCCTGCGCAAAGTCGGGCTGTACCTCAAAGACAGTGTTTATGAACAGCTTGTCTGGGCAATCAGCAAGCTTGGCGTTTCCCACCTTTGGGAACAGCGGATCAGCCCCATGATGCTGATTTACTTGCCAACCGGGCAACGGATTTTATTCCGCGGTGCAGATAAGCCCAAGAAAATCAAATCAACCAAAGTTTCCAAGGGATATATCCGTTATATCTGGTATGAAGAATGTGACGAATTTCTCGGCAAAGGTGAAATAGACACCATTAACCAGTCCCTGATGCGCGGCGGCGATAAATTCGATATTTTTTACAGCTATAACCCGCCGAAATCCCAAACCAACTGGCTAAACCGTGAAATTGAACTCCAGCAAACCCGCCCAGATACTTTGGTGCATCACAGTGATTACCGGTCTGTACCGGAAAGCTGGCTGGGTGAACCATTTTTACAGGAAGCAGAACAGCTTCAAGCCACCAATGAAATCCGGTATCTGCATGAATATTTGGGTGAAGTTACAGGCACAGGCGGTGAAGTATTCCGCAATGTCACATTGCGCGAAATCACAAAATCCGAACGAGAATCCTTTGATCGTATCCGGCGCGGACTGGACTGGGGCTATGGTCCTGACCCATTTGTATATTTGGCGCTGCATTATGACCGCAAACGCCGCAAAATATTTATCTTCCATGAGTTTTATAAACACCGCGCCGGGTTTGATGAAATTGCAAGCGAAATCCATCAAGAAAACCCCAGCCGAAAAGAAGTTATTGCAGAAAGTGCGGAACCGCGTTCCAATGATGAACTCAAAGCCCGCGGCGTGCGTCTGACCGCGGCGAAAAAAGGTCCAGGCAGTGTGGAACATGGCATCTGCTGGCTGCAGGATTTGGATGAAATCATCATTGATCCTACATCCTGCCCCAATGCTGCGCGGGAATTTACAGGTTACGAACTGGAACGCACCGCCGATGGCAGCACATTCAAGTCAGGTTATCCAGATAAAGATAATCACACCATTGACGCGGTACGGTACGCCTGCGAACGGGATATGCAGAAAGGTGGATATATTGCCCAGCTTCCCAACGCTTCTGATAAATTAGGCGCACACCAAAGTTACTGGAGGCGGTAAATTTTGCGAAAAGAATATGGGCGGATTGGCCAGCGGCGGTATGGCGGCGTTTTCTATGAAGAATTTCTGCCGGAACTGCGAGGGCTGAAAGGCGTCCAGGTTTATCAGGAAATGAGTGAAAATGATGAAACTGTAGGCGCTATCCTGTTTGCTATCGAAATGCTGATGCGACAATGTGATTTTACCATCCAGCCTGGCGGGGATACCGAAACGGACCGGGATGCTGCTGAATTTATACAGCAGTGTATGCACGATATGCAGGATACCTGGACAGATACGTTGTCTGAAATCCTGTCATTCTTAACATATGGCTGGAGTTATCATGAAATTGTGTATAAATTCCGGCGCGGGAAATCCAAAAACCTGGCAGCAAGCAGCAGATATGATGATGGGCTGATTGGTTGGAGCAGGCTGCCGATCCGTGCACAGGAAACCCTGTACCGGTGGGAATACGTCCCGGGTTCTGATGAACTTTCCAGCATGACCCAAACCCCTGCCCCGACTTTTGAACAACTCACCATCCCGCTTGAAAAAGCCCTTCATTTCCGGACGAAAAGCAGGAAAGGCAACCCGGAAGGGCGTTCCATCCTGCGCAACGCGTATCGGTCATGGTATTTCAAAAAACGTATTCAGGAAATCGAAGGCATTGGCATTGAACGGGATTTGGCTGGCTTCCCTGTCCTGTATGCGCCAGAAAGCACAGACCTTTGGGACAGCAGCAGCCCGGAAGCTGCGCAGACGCTGGCAAATGCCGAAGCGATTGTGTCCAGCATCCGCCGCGATGCGCGGGAAGGCATCGTGCTTCCCGGCGGGGAACGTGGCTGGAAACTGGAACTGCTTTCAACTGGCAGCCGCAGGCAGTTTGATACCAATGCAATTATTGAACGGTATGACAAACGCATTGCCACAACGGTACTTGCTGATTTCGTCCTGTTAGGGCAGCAGTCGGTTGGCAGCTTTGCCCTTGCCAGCAACAAAACAAAAATCTTTGCGCTTGCAATTGGGACATATCTGGATATCATCTGCGAAGTGTTTAATAATCAGGCAATTCCCCGCCTGATGGATTTGAACAATACGCATTTTGCCGGCATGACCGATTATCCAAAAATGGTGCATGGCGATATTGAAGATGCAGATTTGGATCATATCGGGGAATTTATCAAAAGCATGGTTGGCATTGGCGCATTACAGCCAGATGATGAACTGGAAGACTATATCCGCGGGATTGCAGGTCTGCCGGAAAAGCTAACCAGCGAACCATACCCTGTGCGGCAGGACACAGATGATGAAGCCGCTGCCCTTGGGAGGGAACCAGATGCACGTGATTAAGGCGACAAATCGCCCGGATGCCAGAACGATGCTGATTTCATTCCTGAACCAACAGGAACCGGAACTGGCATCGTTCCTGCAAACATTATGGCATAACCAAGGGCGTGCGATTACATACAAAGAACTGCGGGAAGCAATCTTAAACGGCAGTATCAGCCCCACATGGCTCCAGCAGTGGCAGCAGGATTATGCGCGGTTTGTTTCACAACATTTGCACCCATTGTGGCTTGTGGCAATGCAGAACGCGGCTAAACGACTGCAAACCAGGTATCCCGGCTGGCGGTTTGACGCGATGGCAGACGGCGTGCAGCGCTGGACAGCAAACCGCGGCGCAGCATTTGTAACAAACAGCACAAACGCGCAATTGCAGGGCTTACAGGCAGTAATCCATCATGCGGCAAACAGCGGCATGAATGTGGATGTGCTGGCGCGGGCGATACGTCCTATGGTTGGTTTGACATACCAGCAAAGCATTGCTAATGCAAATTACATGCAGACGCTGATCACAAACGGCATGAGCAAGAAAAAAGCCGTGGATAAAGCAATTCGATATGCTGCCAGACAACACCGCTACCGGGGTTATAACATTGCCCGGACGGAACTTGCCTTTGCCTATAATCAGGGTACATTGGAATGGGCAAGGCAGGCGCAGGAAGCCGGATATCTCGGCAAAGCTGTGAAGGTTTGGCGGTCTGCACGGGATGAACGCACTTGCGAAACCTGTATGCGGCTGCATGGCATGGAAATCCCGCTGAATGAACCATTCCCATTTTCCACACGGCTTTCCGGCATAGATGTCCGGCTTGCACCGCCAGCACATCCATCCTGCCGGTGTGCGCTTGATATCGAGGAAGTCGAACCGCCACAGTTGCGGGAGGATGCACGATATGATATAATTGAGGAAATCAATACTGACGGTGGAGCATCGTCGAAGCCGCTTACAAATGCGGCTGGGATTCCGATTATAATTGTGGAACGCGATGATATTAGACACGGTCCGCCAAATGGAATTACACAAGTTGTCGATGCTCGAGGTGGCATTACACGAAATTATCATGGTGCTGACGGGCGTAGGATTAAGCAAATTACAAACCATGATCACGGAAATCCGAAGCGGCATCCGTTCGGAGAAAAAGGTGAGCATTGTCACGATTATGCGTGGGATGAGGACAGAAACCCGCACCACGGAAAAGCTCGTGAACTAACTGACCAAGAAAGAAGTGAGAACAGTGATATCTTATAGAAAAAATCAAAATGGAACATTTTCCATGACGGCTGCGCAAATCAAAGACTGTTTCGCTGAACATAACGGTACGTTTGTATTTGATTATCGGGGTAAACGATATGGAATTGAGCCATATTGCGATACGGAAATTGAACTGTGGTGTGACGATTTGGATACGACCGTTCACAGCCTTGATGAAGTCATGACAACCCCTTTCTTTGATGGGAAATCCCTGAGCGAAATCGCGGATGAAATTGTGATTGATGAGTTTTAGGTCATTACGGGATAATATGGATATAAATAACAACTCAGGACAAAGGAGTTTATTATGTCTGAAACAAATCAAAAGGCTGCCCGGCAGAATACCAAACAGCTTTTTTGCTGAATACTGCTAACAAGCTGGTCGAAAAGCTGAAAAAAGCCAGGGCATTGGCAGATGCACTGGCTTCTGACTTGAAGAAATTAGAAATTAAAATTTAGTTTAAAATCAATTTCTTTTCCACATGCAGGGCAAATATTTCGTCCAACATGCGCCATGCTGACTGTACCGCATTCAGGACACTCAATTTCATATTCAGCTTGTATAATTTCTTTCTTTGCAGCAGTTTTTATATCACGCTGAATATCACGCATGAACTTTTTCATATCGGACGACTTTCCGAGATTATATTTGGCGATAACCATCCACCCCCTTTCTGCTCGAATTATAGCAGATTTTAACGGGAATAGCAAGACACATAGTCCCGCCCATTTGGACATCATGAAAAGGAGGCAAATAGCTTGACCAAAAATACTATCACCATCCCAGTGGAACTTGAAGGGATAGAAGCAGCACAGCAAAATGTTGTGCAGTTGGTCGAAAAGTTGAAAGAAGCCAGGGCATTGACGGACGCGCTGGTTTCCGACTTGGGAAAACTGACAGACGAAATGCGGCGTTCAAACGCTGAGGATGCCGCCAGGGAAATGGCTAGTCGTCTGTGTGAAGTTTTGCGTGGCACAGACACCCGCATTTCAGAACACTCACAATAACCGAAAGCATCACGCAGAAAGGCGCGGTGCTTTTCTTATGCGTAAAAATTGGAGGTGAAACAATGCCGGATTTTGCAATCCTGAAATCTGATGACAAGCGCCTTGTATTCGGCTGGGCATCGGTATCCATTACACTAAATGGCGAGCCGCTTTGCGACAGGCAAAATGATATCATTGACCCGGAAGACCTGGAAACAGCCGCGTATGCGTATGTGCTGGACTTCCGTGATGGCGGCGAAGAGCATAATTCTCACTTGCGCAAAAGGGCAAGGCTTGTGGAAAGTTGTGTCTTTACTGAGGAAAAACAAAAAGCAATGGGCATCCCGCCTGGTGTGCTGCCGGTTGGCTGGTGGATCGGCTTCCATGTTGACGATGATGAAGCATGGGAGAAAATCCAAAACGGTACATACAAAATGTTTTCCATCGAAGGAACTGCCACACGTATTGAAGAAGGAAATGATTAACATGGCAAATAAGCTGAAAAATATCATCTTAACAAGCGTTGACCTGGTACGCGCCGGGGCAAACCAGCAGGCGGATATCTGCTTGTTTAAGAGCACAGACCCGCCGCCCGGCAAGGTGATTGCGAGCAATGACCCAGACCGGTTTGACGACATTACCGAAATATAAAAACCACCTGATTTGATATGAGGGTGGTTTTTTCATACTCAAAATCAGCGAAAGAGCTGATAAAAATGCTAATTGAAACGATGAAACCGACCAGAAAAACTATGTGCGGGAGCATAAAGCGATATTACGGGCAATCCGTGAACTAAAATGCAGCGAAGATTTTCGTGGTGAACATTTTTCACCGTCAGACTATAACGCCAACTGACAGCATAAACAGAACAAAATCAACGAAAGGACTGAATTAAATGAAAATCGACAAAAGCAAATTTTCCGCGGAGGAATTGGCACAGTATGAGGCGCTGATCGCCAAAGCCACTGTGCCGGAGCCAGAGGGCACGGAACCAAAACCGCAGAAACCCAAACAACCAGAGTCAGAGAGCACTCAGCCACCAAAGGCACAGACTCCGGCAGAAGACACCAAACCCGCCGAAACGCAAAAGAGCGCGAATGACACATTGCTTGGCACGTTGGATTCTGTACAGGCACGCATGGAGCAGCTTGAAAAGTCCCTTGAAATGAAGGAACTAATCAAAACTGCCCAGAAGTATGAAATCATCGGCGAAAAGCCGGAAGATCTGGCGAAAACCCTTTACACACTCAAAAAATCTGACGAAGCAGGTTATGCCTCGTATATTGCGATGCTGGATAAAGCGCTTGCCCTTGTCCAGAAATCCGGGCTGTTTACTGAAATCGGCAAGGCTTCACATGACGGCACGGCAGGCAGCAGCCCAGTCGAAAAAATCCAGACCATTGCTGCGGAAATCCAAAAAGCTGACCCGAATCTGGATCATATTTCAGCAGTCAACAAGGCTTGGGAACAGCATCCGGAACTGGTGCAGGAATATGAAAACGAATACATCAGCTAATCAGGAGGATTTTTTGTTATGAATTATATTGCGGCTTCCATTAATCAAAGCCCCGTGATTTCCATGAAAGCTGGGGCTGATCTTGCGGATGTGCGCGGCAAAGCTGTCATGTTTGATGAAACAGGCGGCATTATTTTAGCAAGTGCAGGCAAATCAGCGCTTGGGATTGCGGTGCTGAGTAATCCGGAGAGTATCAACAAAGGTGACGATATTGACATCCAAATCAAAGATATTGGTCATGTAAAAGCTGGCGCCGCTGTGAAACCCGGTGACGCTCTTGCACCAGATGCAAATGGCGCGCTGGTTCCCGCGACATCCGGCAGTTATTTTGCCGTTGCGCTGGAAAGCGGCGCGAAAGATGCTTTCGTACAGGCTGTTTTGCGCAGCGGCAGCATCGCCGCAAGCGGCACGTAACGCATAAACCGAAATAAATTTACAGGAGGATTTTTATTATGCCAAAAGGTATCCATCCCGGCGCACTTTCTGCGCGGATTGCAAAAGGCGCTTTCAAACCGAATATTTATCTGACCAATATGTCCATGGCATATTTCCAAAATGCTGACCGTTATGCTGCGAAAAACCTGTTCCCGATTTGCCCGGTGCAGCTTGCCAGCGCTCGATATTACATTTTCGATAAGGCTTCCCTGCTGCGTGATAATGCACAGCGCAAGCCCGAATTTGGCAAGGTTACTCCGGCACAAATGGGACAGCTTGACCAGTCATACAGCTGCAAAGTTGACCAGATTATTGTCGGCATCGACCAAATCAGCACACTGAATTTCCAGCGTATCGGTGTACCAGGTGCCGCTGATCCACGTCGTGCAAAAATCCGTTTTATCGCGGAACAGATGAATTTACATCAGGACAGGATTTTTGCCGAAAGTTTCTTCAAATCCGGTGTTTGGAGCAATGAATGGACAGGCGGCACAGCATACAGCACATCCGGCAAAACATTCATCAAATTTACTGATGATAACTGTGACCCGGTGCGGCTGTTTGATGATTTATGCACTGAAATCGAACAAAGTACAGGACGCCGCCCTAACCGTTTAGGGCTTGGCAAAAATACATACAACGCACTGAAAAACCATCCTGGCGTTGTGGAACGGGTGAAATTCGGCGGTTCTACCGCAAATCCCGCAACAGTTAATGAACGTGTGTTGGCGGAGCTTTTCGGGCTGGAAAAGGTTGTTGTACTGTCCGCTATCTACAACAAAGCCGGGCTTGGCGAAGCGGAAGATATGGATTTTATCTGTGATGCAAACGCGGCGATTCTTGCCTATGCAACATCCGCGCCCGCAATTGATGAACCCTCCGCAGGTTATATTTTCACATGGGATATGTTGGGCGATGGGCAGTATATGCCGGTTCTTCAGTATGAAGGCGAAAATGGGACACATTCAGAATTTATTGAAGGGCTGTTTTCTGCTGATATGAAGAAAACTGGCGACGATCTCGCGGTATTCCTAAAGGATTGTGTGTGATATGGCATATGTAGCATTGAAACCCTGCTGTTTTGCAGGGCAAAAGTTTTGGATTGGTGAGGCTGTCCCCGCTGAACTTGTTTTGCCGGAAATGGCAGGACGGCTGATTCAAATGGGCAAGCTGGCAGAAGTGCCTGGCGGCAAATCGGAAAAATCCGAAGAACCAGACAGCAAACCGAAAGAACCGGAAAACGAACCAAAACTGCTTGATGATGAGCCAGAAGAACCGGAAAGCAAATCAGAATCCCCACCTAAACCACAGCGCAAACAAACAACAAAAAGCAGGTGATTTCCTATGGCAACCTGGAGTTATAATCCGCTCAATCTTGCTATTCCAGGCATGGATAAAATGCGGTTTGAACTTGGTGATACGGCAGTAGAAATGGGTGCTGTCACCTGTGCATTGTGTGATGAGGAATATGCCGCTATGCTTGGGCAGTATCCGGATTGGCAAAGAGCGAAACTTGCCTGCCTGCGGGCGATTGTCATGAAGCTGTCTTATGAAGTTGATACACAGGCAGATGGTCTTTCTTATGCCCTAAGCCAGCGGTTCCCACGCTGGAAAACTATGCTGGATGAAGCTGAAAAGAAATTGTCGAACCTGACTGCTATACCGCGCATACATGGGGAATCAATCGGCAAACCGTATTTTTATGGTGATTTGCACGCCAATCCACGGAGATTTTAAGCGATGTTCCATTCTTTTTTACGTCCTGGACAAGGTTTTCAATATTTCACAGTTTTATCGCGCCAGGGTGGCGTCACAGCAACCGGCAGACCGGTTGCCGAAAAATTCACACCTGTTGGTGAGTTTACCGGAATCATGATGCGGGCTTCACAAGGTGATGTTTCGCAGTGGAAAGCCACGGAACAATGGAAACAAGATGGACATCCTGTGCTGTATAAAATCATTCAGCGCGGTATTGGTGCATCCGTGAAACCTGGCGATATGTTGGAACTTATGGACAGAAAATTCTATGTTCTCGGCACGCATAATCCGGCAGGGCTTGGGCATTTCTGCATTTATTTTGCGCAGGAAAGGAA